TGGGCGGCCGCGCCGGCGATGCCTTGCTGGATTTTCACGATCGCGTCAGCGACGGCGAACGCCTTGCTCACGGCGAACATCGCCTTGTAGGCGCCCGACTGCTCGCCAGCAAACGTCTTCGTCAGGTCGGCAAGCCCCCCGAACAGGTTTCCGTAGGAGGTCAGTTGCTGCGACATCACCTTCGCGTCGTGCTCGGCGACCTTGTCGTTCGCCTGCTTGTGGATGGCGGCCTTGGCATCCTCGTACAGCTGGGTGTTTTCCAGGTCGAGCAGTCTGTACTCCTCCATCACCGCGATCTTCTGCTCCTCTTCGAAGCGGATCGCATCGATCGGATTTGTCTTCGCGATCGCTTCGTTGGCGAGGTCACGTCCCTGCACCTTCTTCTTGTCCTTGGTGAGCTCGCGCTTGTCGTCGCGCTCGAGGCTTTCAGCGATCAGTTTGTCGAGCCCCGCCTGAATGTCGCTGCGCTCCTTCGCCGCGGCCTGGGCGATCAGGACCTTCGCCCGCTCGTGTGTCTCTGCACTGATGAGGTCGTCCTTGCGCTTCTGGTTCGCGTCGCGCATCGCCTCGGCCTCGATGACACCGATCTGGGTCCAGACATCGACAGCCCGCTTCTCCAGCCCCGCCAGGTACGCCGCGTCATCGACATCCTCCTTCTTGCGCGGCTTCCGAGCCTTCTCCTGGTACGACTTTCGAATGTCGGCGATGCGCTGTTCGATCACCAGATCGCTCAGCCCTGCTTCGCGGCCTTCCTGGCGCGCCTTGGTGATCTCCCGCTCCATGCGGGCCTTCTTGTCCAGGAACTTCTCGCCGTCCTTGTCAAAGCGAGCCAGCGCCTGGACCTGCGCAGCTTCTTCGCTGCGGTGCAGCGCAGCCCGCGCACCGAGGCGGGCCTGCTCTTGGAGGGACTCCACCACTGCGCTCTGATCCGCGATGGCTTTCTCGCGGTCTGCCTGCGTCATGCCGAACGCCCATCCGCTCTTGCGGTTCTGCAGCTTGTCGAGCTCGGCCTGGGCGTCCCTCAGTTGCTCCGCGAGCGAGTCGGTCCGGCCTACGCTCTTGATGCCGTCCCACAGCTCGCGGAAGCCGGCACCAATCGCGTTCAGCGAACGCTCGACGAAGCCCAGGTTTTCGAGGATCTCCGGCGTGCGTTGATTGATCGCATCGGCATAGGCGTTCTGGGCAACCTTGGCCGCCTCGGTGTGGCGCCCCTGCTCCTCCAGGGAGCGGATCTGCTTGTAGGTGGACTCGGTCAGGAAGTTGACCGACTCGTTGAGTTTGAGCGACGCCGCGAGGGGATCCTTCCCCAGGTCCTTGAAGGTCTCGGCGGTCTTCTCGATTGCGGGCCCGCCGGCCTGCTCCAGGCGGATTGCTGCCTCGGTGAACTTGCCGATGCTGTCGGCGCCCTTGATGCCGGCCGCCACGAACACACCGAGCGCCTCGGCGGCTTGCCCTCGAGTCACGTTGGCCAGGCCGTCCATCCGGGCGGCGAGACCATTGAGTTCGTCGGCGGTCGTGCGGGCGCCGCCGCCGGCAAGGGTCGTAGCACGATTGAACTCGGACATCTCCGCCTGGCCCTTCACCAGGCCGGCTGCGAAAGCGACGATGGCAGCTGCCGCAACGGTGAATGGATTGACCAGGCCGACGATGTACGTGCCCATCGCCCGGGCCGCCGGGCCAATGCCGCCGAACATGTCCTTCAGCTGGCCACCTTGCTGGAGCAACACCGTCAGCGGGCTCTGTCCGGCCTGCAAGCTCACGGCGATGTCGGTGAACTGAGCGGGGATGTTCCGCGTTGCGGCGGTCAGCTGCTTGGCCGACAAGGCAGCCTTGTCCGTCGCCGCTCCGAGCTTCCCGGTGCTCACTGCGGCGGCATCGGCAGCCCGTCCCGCCTCGCGCACCGCGGTGGCCGCAACGCCGGACGCAACCGCATGCACCCGCGCCGCCGAGGCGGTCGACGTCAGCGTGGCACTGAGCGCTTCGGACGACTTCTCCGCACGAGCCTGCCCCTCGATCATCTTCGAGGTGTCGACGGTGACCTCGTAGTACAAGTCTCCGACCTTAGTTGCCACGGCGGCGCTCCTCAAGGGCGGCCATTGCGGCCTCGTACTCATCGCGGGAGGGCACGTCGCGCTGCGTCTCGCCCGACTTCGGGAACTTCATCTCGAACATGGTCTGGAACTCGGTCATGCTCAAGGCCTCGGCGTCAGCGCTGGACAGACCGAGGTGGACACGTGCGGCGGCCACGTACTCCGCCACATCGAACTTGTCGCTGAACTTTCCGTCTCCGGTCTTGTCGGGCTTGGCGTTGCCGACGATGCCGTGCCGCATCAGGTGCCGGGCGAGGATGATCTGCCTGGGGGCGGGCATGGCGCCCGGCTTCCACGCGCCCGGCTCTCGCCACCCGATCAGCGGTGTCGGATCTTCTTGATCGCAGAGACAAGCCAGGACATAGGCCGCATCCTCGGCGGCCTTCGGCCCATGCAGGCCGGCGAACAGCGCAACGATTTCATGAGGGCTCCCGAGCATGGCTATGCGCCCGAACGAGGGGGTGAAGTTGAACTCCATCCCCTCCCCGGTCGTCACGCGCGTGAATCCGCATTCGACGAGCATGCCGTCAGAGGTCGAACAACTGCGCCTTGAGGGTGGCGGCCCCGGTGATGTGCACCACGCCCTGGCAATAGGCGTTGACCGTTCCGAGAACCACTGCGCGGCTGTCCCCGGCCGGGACTTCGATGGCCAGACCGGCAGCCACGGACACCGTGCCAACGCCCGGGACGTTGACCGTCGTACCGGCCGAACCGTCGATAGTGGCCGTCAGCGCGCCGCCGGTGGTGTTCGTGAAAACGAGCAGCTGCTTCTTCGACTTGTTGAACGTGATGGTGTCGTCCGCAGACAGCGTGCTGATCGCGGCGGCGAAGGCGCCGACTTGGGCGGCGTTGATGGATGCAATGGCGGCCATGGTGGCGTCTCCTTAGGAACCAGGGGTCATAACGACGGCGCCGTTGCTGGCGGCCGTGAGGCTCCAGGTGGCCGCGTCGCTGTAGGGCGACTCGTTCGACCACTCGGAGACGATGAACGGGCCTTCGTAGGTCTTGCCGCTCGGGTAGGTGAGGCGGAACCAGACCTTCGGCTGGTTGTTCGTCGCAGCGCCCGGGCTGACCACCAGGGCTTCGAGTTCCTCCTGGTTGAAGACCGCGTCGTTGTAGCTGACGCCATCGCCCGAGAACTCGACCGCCTTGAACGTGACCAGCGAGGTCTTGGTGTAGTCCGGGCTCATATCGGCCGTGGTGTCGGCCGTGTCCCAACTGGTCTTCATCGACTTGGTGCGCATCATCCCGAGGCGCTGGTAAACCAGGTCGCCCGGGATGGCGTTTTCGTCGGCGATGGCGTATTCGACGATCACGTCGCGGCCGGTATGTGCGGTCATTGGATGACTCCTCAGGTAGTGATTGCCGTGATGGCGATTTCGAACACGGGCCGCCCGTCGTCGGTAGGCCAATAGACCGGTTCATCAGCCTGCAAGAACACCAACGCTCCGCTGGATTCCCGCATTGCCTCGATCACCGCATCTGCAGCCTCAGAGGCTACGGAGGCCGCCTCGTTTTCCGCGCCGATCAGCATCAGGCGGAAGCTTGGCCGGCGCACCAGCTCGGCGGGAAGGCCGCCGGTTGGTTGCAGCACTGCGTACCGATCGGTGGTCGTGGCGCCCTGCCAGCGGCCGAACTGCACGCGCCAGCTGGGAAGCAGCGGCGCGATGAACGCACGGATGTCGTCGGCGGCGCTCATGTGCGAAGGCTCCCAGCGATGACGTCCGAGATCGGTTCAGCGGCCCGCTCGAACCCCTTGCGAAGGAACTCCTTCTCAGCCGTCGGCCGACGGAAATTCTGCGGGTTGCTCGGGTCGTGCACGGGCAGCGCGTGGTCGGCGGTGTAGCCAACACGACCGACGATCTTGTTGCCCTGCTTCTCGGTCACGCGGTACTGCGAGTTCAGCAGCGTGGAGGTGTCGATCGCGGTCAGGACGCTCGCCTCCGAGGCACCGAGGATCAGCGCCTGTGTCACGCCGCGGAGCGCCTTCGACTGCGAGTTCTCCACGAACTGCGGCATCTTGTCGGTGATGCGAAGGTTGCCCATCATGTCATCACGACGAAATCGTCGGCCTTTCGTTCGAAGGTGTCAGCGTCACGCGTGATCGCGCGCACCTCGAGCGCGCCGGCCGCGATGGGCTCCGGCGCCACGCTCACGCCGATCAGCACCCGGTCGCCCTGCTTGATGTCCGCCCGCTCCGTGTAGATGATCTGGCGGGTGACAAATTCGACGCCCTTGGAGTCGGTGACCCGCTTCGCCTCGGCGCTGTAGTCGCAGGAGAACACCTCCGGCGGCCCAAAAGCTTCGACATTGGACCAGTCGTCACGGCCCAGCCACGGCCACAGAGTGGCGGCAGCGGTGTAGGACCAGTTGGCAGCAGAGGACATGCTGCCGGATGCTAGGAAGGCGACCTACCCCTTGATTTCACGGACGCGCCGGAACGCCTCTGCAGCGACGCGCCCGACGAGCGCGTGGCCGGCGTTGCCCATGTGCACCCGGTCGAGTGCCACGCCGTCGTCGCGGCTGTACATGCCGGAGGCGGTGAAGGCCGGCACCGTGAAGTCGCCTCCGGCAAACAGCGATGCGAACGGCCCGAATGCGGCCAAGTCGATGAACTGGTCGCAGTAG